ACCTGGACACCTTTGGTTACGTCCTGCATAACCTCATGGGCGACTACACGGCCACGGGCAGTACCCCCACCAACTCGACCACGCTCAGCGCCCAGGTCGCACCGGGCGCCACGAGCGCGACCGTGGCCCTGGGGACGGGTTTCGCTGTGGGCCAGGCTGTGCAGCTCGGGGTCACCGGGGACGGCAACCCTGAGGTTGTGGTGCTGACCAACGTGTCCGGCACCACGCTTACTTTCGCCAACACGCCTGCCCGGTTCACCCATGCGTCCGGTAAGACCGTGGCCACCGTGGTTGCCCCGTTCACCCATGTTTTCTCCCAGCTCAACAGCGGCAATGGGCAGCCTGTCACGCACACGATCACCCATCACCAGGGGATCTCGGGGAGCTTTGGGGCCAAGCAGTACGCCTACTGGTGCGGCAGTGAAGCCGGGTTCACCATGAACGCCGAGCAGGCATTCATGCACGACACGAAGGGCCAGGCTTTCCTTGGCGTGGCGGCCGGGACCGCTCCCACTAACACCCCGAGCACCGCTGCCATGCAGGCGTCCTGGGAATGCCTTGTGGGCATCGGCGGCCCCGCCACGGGCGGGACGCTGATCAATAACGTGATCGAGCCCAAGCTGAACATCACCAGGCAGCTTAAGCCGTATTTCACGGTTAACGGTTTCCAGTCGCCTTTTGTCATCGGGCGCAACACCCTGGCCATCACTGGCGGTTTCACCCACCTGGCCACGGATGAAAACCCGATGCTTAACATGCTGAACAACGTGCAGCCTCAGGTTCAGCTCATCATCAGCAACGGCAAGAGCGGCGCTAACCTGCTTAGCTGCCAGTTCGACTGCCAGGTTGCCGCTTACGACACGGCCAAGCTGAACGCGAACGATGAGCTTGAGTACGAGATCACTTTCAAGGCTGTTGCCAACGCGACGAACGTTGGCCAGTCGGGGGGCTTTTCACCAGGGAAGGTAACCCTGGTGAACGCCATGCCCACTTACTAATCACAGTCGCACGCTAGCAAAGGGGATCAGTCATGCGTGTAGACCTGGGCGAAGGCCAGTGGGCCGAGCTTAAGGAGCTAAACCAGCTCACCCGTGGGGACAAGAAGGCTGTCCTGCGGGCTACCACCATGGAGCTTGACCCGTCCGAGGGCAAGGCTTACATCAGCGGGGCCAACGATGAGGACCAGGCTGATGCGCTGATGCGGCGCATCGTCGTGGAGTGGTCTTTCCCGATGCCCCTGCCAAGCTCTGACCCTAAAGTGCTGGACCGGCTTTCACTTGAGCAGGGTGACCGGCTGCAAGAGGCCGTGAAGCCTTACCTGGAATTGATCAACACCAAGGTTGACCCGGCCAAGAAGGGCACGGACCCTACCGCAGGCTAAGCCTTCTTAAGACGTGGCTTAGCGGCGGGAAGCTTACCAACAAGCAGAAGGCCGAGGTTCCGTGGGATGAGCTTGCTTACGCAGCTTACGCGCGCCGTTTTGGCTGGCATCCGGGGATTGTGGATCAGCTTCCACTGGTATTGGAGCCCTGGCTTCTCCCGATTGCGGAAGCGCTGGACGCCGAGCAGGCCCGGCGTGACAGCGAAGCGGTAGACCGGGAGCAGCGGAAGGCTAAGCATGGCAGGCATCGGCGTTGAGGTTGACGACGCCGCCTGGTCGGCGGCGCTCGACCGGATGATTGCCCTTTGCGATGAAGCGGCTTTTAACGCTTCGATGGCTGCCGCCCATGAGATCCAGGGCCGCACGAGAGCCCTTCTGACGGCCCAGGATCACCCGGCCCACACTAAGACCCCTTCTGCCCCTGGGAGCCCGCCAGCCGCCATTTCAGGCGACCTGGCGGGCTCTGTTCTTGTCTCTGACGACGGTGATTCAGCGCTTGTCGGGCCTACCACGGTTTACGGCCGGATTCAAGAGCTGGGCGGGGAAATGTTCGGGCATCCGATGATGCACTGGCAGGAACCGCCTGGTGTGTGGCACCACTCGGCGCATCATTCCTTGCCAGACCGTCCTTACCTTAAGCCTGCCACCGAATCAGCGGTTGATGACGGGACGGTTCACCAGATCTATTACGACCACTGGCTGAGGGCCATCGAGGAAGCAACCTAATTGGCTGGCGAGTACCTTCCCCCCGTTGTCACCAGGCTAACGGGTGACATCAGCGACCTTATGGCCAAGATAGCCGAGGCCAAGGCTGCCATGAAGGGGCTTGGCAGTGAAATTAATATCTCCATTGACCCGTCTTCGTTCGATAACCTTGTGGACGCCATTGACAGGGTTGGGGCAGCGGTCGATGGTGTCGGCTCAGCCATTGACGACCATGGGGGGATCTTCCCCGCGCTAGCTGACGGCGCCCAGGCCGCCGCAGCGGGCTTCCGGCTGTTCGGCACGGGCATAAGGATCAGCGGCAACGCCTTGCACTGGCTTGTCGCGGGCAGTTTCGAGTTCCTTGCGGTGGCGGTCCCTGCCCTGATTGCCCTTATCGCCGGGGCTCTGGTTGCCTATCAGGGCGCAGTGGAGAACGTGGGCCGCCACTTGCAGGCCCTTTACACCACCACGGAAGCGACCGCTGGCGCGTTTGGCAAGACCGCTGGGGACATCCTTGGGATAGGCCATGCGTTGCAGGCGGCCCAGAATGCCGCGAACCCTGGCGTTTACGAAGTGCTGGGCTCGGTTCTTAACGGGGTTAAGACCAGGTTTGTTGACCTTGCCGGGGCTGGCCTGCAAACCGTTCACGCTTTTGACGAGTTCGCGGCCAGGGTGAACATTGACCTGGCCGGGTCCATGGGCTCCACGCTTCATGACTTGCTCGGGAACATGGTTGGTGACCTTACCGGGCTAAGCCAGATCCTAGGCAACGTTGGCCATGGGCTGCTTAACCTGGCCGGGGCCATGCCCGGCCTGGTTAACTTCCTGCTTAAGATAGCTGTTGGCCTTAGCCAGATGTTCCTGTGGCTTACCAGCGTTCACCCGCTGCTGTTCACGATAGCTATGGGCCTGGAAGAGTTCTGGCGGTGGGGCGGCCTTGCCGCCACCGCCGTTGGCCTTATTAGCCGGGCTATTGTGGGGCTGCCCACGGCTGCTTTCAGGCTGTTTCTGAACGCGGTTGGGTCCGCTGGCCGGATCATGTCAAGCCTGTTTACCGCTGGCGGCACCATTGCAGCCGGGCTGGGCAGAATAGGCCAGGTCATGCAGTCCCTTATTGGGGTCGGCGGCCGGTTCAGCCAGGCCATGTTTGGTGTTGGGACGGCGCTACAGCGGATCGCCGGGGACACGGCCCTGATGCAGGGCCTTGGTGTTGGCCTTGGCATTTTCGTGACCCTGGCCATCCTGCTTGGCCATGTGAAGGACCAGGCCGAGCAGATGGCGTCTAACGTCACTAAGGCTGTTGACGCGGCTCAAGGGCTTCAGATTTTCGCCGTGGCCGCCGAGGGCCTGGACAAGCTCAACATGGCGACGATCCAGGCCACCGACAGGTTTAACACTTTCTCCCCTGCGGTGCGTACCGCTGGTGACGTTGTTGCCGGTTTCGAGGATCAAAGGATCAGCCCGGCCCTGGTGGGGATTTCCCGGTTTACCACGTTCCTAGGCGGGGCCGGGCGGGCTCTGGCTAACTTCGGCCGGGGCCAGGTCGGCGGCGGCATCCTGGTTTCCATTGGCAACTTCATGGCCAAGCTGGGCGGGGCCAGCCAGGCGGCCCAGGACATCGGGGAGCTTAACCAGGCCGAGGCTCAGGTGATGGCCCGCACCGCCATTTTCGCGGGCAACCTTAGTTTCCTTGCCGGGAAGTTCCACACGACCGCTGTTGGCGCCGCTTACCTGGCTGAGGCTGCCGGGGTTAACCTTCAGGTGCCCCTTACTAAGGGCAGTGAGGGCGCGAAGATAGCCGCCCAGCAGATCTCGAACCTTGAGCGGGGCATCGGCGCCATGGGGGCGCCGATGGGTGTTCTCGGCAATGACATGACAGCCCTGGGTGTTGCCTCCCAGCTTACCGGAACCAAGGTCGCACAGCTTAATCAGGCGTGGGATCAGTGGATTCAGAATGTCACGGCCACACCTAATGACATGGCGGAAATCCAGAACGCCCTTAACGGCATGGATCACGCCGCCCTGAATACCAGCTCGACCGTGAGCGGTGCTATCGGGAGCATTTCCACGGCAGCTAAGGGCACGTCTTACACCCTCAAGGGCATGGGGAACGCCGCCATGCAAAGCTGGCAGCAGTTCGCCGGGGCCATCCAGACGGGCAACAGTGCCCTTGACCAGCTCCGGATCGGCATGGCCGAGGGTGTTGTGTCGGGCGGCCATTTCGAGAGCACGGTCAAGGGCCTTGTGGGTGAAATGCTCCCGTTCACCCAGGGCAACCGCACTGCGGTCAAGATGCTCAGCCAGCTCGCCCACGAGGCGGGCGGGCCGACGACAAGCAACCTTAGGACGCTGGCTAAGTGGGCAGGGATCACGGGCCGGGCGGCCCGTGACCAGTTCGTCAAGGGGATGCTGGCGGCCACTAACGCCATGGGCAACATGAGCAAGGTCGCCCAGAACCTTAGCGCGGTCATTAACAACCAGATCGACCAGGCTCTTGCCGGTGCCATCATCCAGTACAGCGGCCTTAACGGTGCCATCACCAAGTATGTGAAGGACGTTGCGAACTCGCACACCCCGCAGTCCACCCTTCAGAGTGACCTGGGGAAAATTGCCGCTGCCCTGAACAAGGAAAACGGCATGATGAGCACCGTTAGCAAGGGCTGGAATGCGGCCCAGGGGCAGGCGAGGGGCCTTACCGGGGATGTTAATGGCCTTCGCAGGGCGCTCAACTCCCTGCACAACAAGACGGTTGAGGTTCAGATCAACCAGGTTTACACGACGGAGGGCATTCCCCTTAGCGCGGGCAAGCTCGGGGCTATCACTGGTGGTTACGCTTCCGGCACTTCCGATGCTTCCCCCGGCTGGCACTGGGTTGGTGAAAGCGGCCCCGAGCTTATGTATTTCCGTGGCGGCGAGCAGGTCAAGTCTCATTGGTCGTCGGTGACTGCCGCCGCTGATGGCGGCGGCACGGAAGTCAGGGAGCTTCAGCCCATCATTGTCAACCTGGACGGCAAGCCGATTTACCAGGCTGTCGAGCAGCGGGTTTACAGGAAGAACATGCAAAACGGTATGAGAACCAGGACAGGAAACGCCCAGGGGCGTTTCGGTGTAAGGTGACATGGCTGCTAACTCTGGTCTTGAGATCTTCGCCAACTACCCGGTTACCACGGTTTCCAGTGGCGGCACCACGGCCCCGGCCAGTGGCACTAGCGAGACGTGGACCGTTGCGTCTTCGTCTTCGTTCCCTAGTGCGTCCTCGTCGGCGGGGACTTACTTTCATGTGTCCGACCCGGCGCTGCCGTCCGAGCTTATCCAGGTAACCAATGTCTCGGGGACGACCTGGACGGTTCTGCGTGGCGTTGAGAACACAACCCCGGTTGCCCACACAACCGGCTTCACGATTAAGCAGGTTGTGTCGGCTGGGTGGCTTAACGCGGCTAAGCTCGGGACGCCGCTGGGCGGCCCGAGCACCACGGAGCCTGTTCTGTTCGGCCAGCCTGACGGTTCTATCGTGGTGCTTCCCCTGTCCTATTACGGCATCACCGGGGATGACGGCACCTGGATCAACCAGGCTTTCAACTTCTTTCCGTCCATCACGGGGGGCTCGGCTTCTTACGGTGGCTCATATAACGGGCCATGGCTTGTGGGGACGATCCGGCTGCTTCCCGCTGACTACAACCTGAACACCGGCATTGTTGCGCCCCTTAACAAGGGGTCAACGGTTAACATTGTCGGCCACGGGCCGGGGACGCGGCTGTTCTGCAACAGTGGCGTGGTTGGCCTGACCAGTCATGTTGCCATGGGCGGCCCGCAGGCAGGCTCCCCAGCTCAGCAGAACATGGCCCGTTACGAGGGCCTAAGGTTCGACGGGAGCAACGGCGGGAGCTGCGGTGTTGAGATCGGCGGCGGCTGGGGCAGGCATGTTGACATCGCCTGCGTCAACTTCAACACCACCAGCACGGCAATAGGCTTGCACCTTAACAACGCCCCTAACGCGACTTCGGCTGAGTGGACGGAAAAGTGCCGGATCAAGGCTGACCTGTTGCAGAACACCATCGCCGTCCAGATCGAGAACACGTCAACTAACAGCCAGTCTGACAGTTTCGAGTACAACGATTTCGATTTCTACATCATCGCCACCAACTCGTCCACTCACCCGAGCAAGGGCGTCATCTTGCAGGGCGGCGCTTACATGTCCGGTGGCAGCATGAAGATCCGGGGGAACTTCCCCACCAACTCTGGCCCGGTCCTGACGATCCAGGGGAACGACGGCAGCGGCGGCAACTCGAACATCTTTCACGAGTTCATTGACATCACTGTCGAGTCGAACGCTTCCGCTAACATCCCGCAGACGGTTTTCTT